CACTAGCATAGTCGCCTTGTGAAACCGTACATAGTACACCGACACCATTGCCCAAAGCCTGACGAGACAAGTCAAGGCGAGCATCGGTCTCACAATCCTCAATTTCCTGCTGAAGCATAGAAGCAAACGCTCCAACGTTGGATTTAGAGGCTTCGATAGTTTTGTCGGTCAACTGAAAACGAGCAAAGATGTTCTTGGTTTCCCAGGCTGCTTGCTTAGTTCTTCTGCTGTTGGGGGTCGGCAAAGTGCCGTCGTCAGCACGGTTACCGACGCCTCCCTGCCTTCCGTACCTCATAGCCATACGAATTTCACGGCCAACCACTTCTTCGGTGCTTTTCTCAATTTGTGCAAGAAAAGCAGATGCCTGATCGTTTAATTGATAACGCAACCCCGGAAGATAAAAGAGTTTTAATGCATCCGCAATATTTGACATAGTAAGCATATTGCTCTACCTCCTTTATTTACTGCCTCCTCCCAATATTCTTTGGAAAAAGGCAATAGACGCCTTTTTAGCATCTTGCGTGTTTTTGATTTCTACGGGTTCAACGGCGGGAATTTCTCCCTGCTGTTTACCCAAAACAACAGGCGGCTGCCCACTAGCTACCTGTTGTGCATATTGCTTGAGGATTTCATTACGGATTGATTCATCAACAAGTATCTTCTTGCGAAATTCTTCATCCTGCAAATAATCGTCCGGGCTTTTTGCAGACTGAGCTTTAGCCATGTTATAAATAACCTCTACAGCATTAGGCAAACCGGCCAAGTATTGTCCCTGTTCTTTGATTATCGCTTCCATTTGGGGTCTGTAATCATCAAAGTCGGGGTACTTCGCCTTTGCTGCCAACACCTGCTGGCTATAGTGATCAACCCTTTCTTTAAATTGGATTTTATTCACAAGAGGATTAATAGCTTGCTGTATGCTTGCGTTAATAACATCATTTAGCATACCCAACGGATCTTCATAGAACTTATCCAACCATTGCTGATTTCTCTCCTGTATTTCTTCAGGAGTTAATTGCGGCTGTTGGGGTTCTTGAAGCCGTTGCACAAACTGTTGAAGCTGATACAGTTGGGCTTGCATCTGTTCTATCTGCCGTTGATTTTGTGAAAACTGCTGTCCGTATTGTGAAATCCTCTTTTCAGCCTCCACGTATGCCTTCTCTAAATCTGCTTGAGACTTGAATTTTCCCAAAATCAGGGGTTCAGATTCAGGCTCGGGAGTGCTAGGTTCTACCGGAGGATTGCCTTCGGGAGAATTGTTTTGATCTCCGGCAGAATTACCTTCTTGCAGGAACTTGTTAAAAAAATCAACTATGCTCTCCCGTTGATCTTGCTGCGCAGACGAAGTCTGTTGTGCAGCACTATTGACGGCTTGCGGTTCACCCTGTGGTTCACCTTGCGATTCGCCGTCCCCAAACATTTGTAAATTCATCCTTGCTGGCTCATTGTGAGTTGTCAGCATATATAAATACCTCCTTTTAAATTTAAAAGCCCTCTTATGAGAGGGCTCGTGTTGGTAACGCCATAGGCTTGTTGCCACCTGCACTGGGCATAACTCCAGGCACAGGTTGCGGCTGTGGAGCCATAGGCGGTATTAACGCCATTAAATGTTGGTCTACGTGTTGTTGGAAAATCATGTCAATCATCGGGAATTGTTTAACGAGTTCTTCATATTCAACTGTTAAGCGGTATTGGTTGTGTCTCTTAACATGGATCACGTTATCATCATAAGTATTAACAGGTTGTAATTGGCCTTGCGACATTGCCGCATTTTCTCTTTCAGCTTTGGCAATCTGGAGTTGTGATTCATCATCAGCATGTTCCCAGTTGCCCATTTCAATCATTTCAAATATCTTAGCTTTCATATTATTATCAATTACACCCTGCTCATTATGGAACAATCCGCTTGCTAATAAATCAAATACCATCTGCCTACGTTGTGCAGGAGATTCAGCAATAGCGCTGAAGGGTTCTATAATAACATCGTCAGAAGTAATATCTGAACCTGTCCAATAGATAATGTCAATTACGTTATCTTCGCCTACGGCTTGTAGCGTTCTTACCCCCGAAACAAAATGTTTGTGGAATCTTAACCATTGACGACCACAACGGATAAGAAAATCCTCTACATTGGCGGCAGTTTTGGAAAGACGTGTATCATCTTGTTCAAGGGCAATAGACAAAGCTACACCAGACTTTACTCCTGCCGGAGCCCTACTTTGCTTAGAAATATCGGAAACGCCCGAAAGCACGTTAATTTCTTGCAATAATGTTGCTTCTTCTGTATCGAAAGCAACAGGTAATTGGGGATTAACGGCTGGTTGTGGCGGTTCAAAGCCTTTTGCATATACACCAATAAATCCGGGTTCTCCGATATTTTCTTGAAGAATATCAAGGTCTGTAGAGCCGTCTTGTACCCAATATTGACCTATTGCGCACCTGTTTAAGTATTCTGCTTTGCGGTTTCTCAGGGCATTATATCTTCGTTGCACAGGAATTAGACGATCAACCACACACCTTCCCCAAAATACGCCCGGCCTTTGAATCGAAACTACTTTTTCAAAAGGAATTATAGGCGTTCCCTCTTTACCAACGGGATAAGGCAGCACACCTGCAAATAAAAGTTTCCCGTTAGCAACAATGATTAAGCGCCCTTCCGGGAATTTTTTAGACGGGGCCTCCCAATATTCTTTTACAACTACATGATCTTTAAGTTGTGTGGAAACATAATTGTAGCCAAACCCATAACCAAGGCCACCAATACCTATTGACGCCCTTTGCAATCTTACAGATGTTGTTTGTTCTGGAGATACCTTTACGCCCCATGTTTCTTCCACTTCATCTACATGAATTGCACGGGCATGAATAAGGCTTCTACAATCTTCTACTTCTTGACGGAAAGTAGAATCAGGGAAAATCTCCTGAGGGGGTACTACAATAGGCTCAAGACCGCCTTCGTGAATATCGATTTCCTGTTGTTCTTCAGTCCCATCTTCTTTTTTAATAATTACAATAGACCTGCCAATAACTTTACCTTTTTGGGGATTCCAAACATTTTTCATAAAACACGTTCCTGTTGATTCCAGCCATCCATAAATCTCGTCCATAAGGCTACGAACACCTTCTTCATAATAGATGTTCCTTAAAAGATGGGAAGATACTTTAGAAGCACGAATGTCCCTTGGAGATGTAGTAGCGGGACGAGATTTTAGAATAGGACGCATCCTTGACAGACGAGCTATTCTTGTTTCAACTACGGGGGCGATCTGATTAAATACTTCACGCTCCTGCCACTCATATAACTTAGGTATTTCTTCAAGTTTAAGAGCAACAGGGTTTATATCAACATACTGATTGTTTTCAATGAAATTTATATTTAACTGCCATTGTAATTCATATGGCAATCTTTCCGTTTGCCTACGCTTAAATTCATCATTAACATAAGATACAAGAGCTTCCTGGGTAACAATGCCTGCTTTTTCATCCAATACTTTTGATAAATCTATTGCACCTAACAATCACCTACCCCCTTTCACCGCCCCCTTGCTTGAGTTTCAAGAAGCTCCTACCCTTTGGAGGGTCTTTTATTATGGAATTATAGTCTTGAAAATCTTTCGACATAATCCTATTAAGCAAATCCTTTCTTTCCCTACTGTTGACCGCAAACTGAACTACATTTAAAGCCAACAATACAAATATTAATATCTCACTCATTTTTTCTCCTTCGGGTGCGCAGATTTTACGTGTGTAGCCAAACTTACCGGGGAATAAAAAATCTCCCCGCACTCTTTGCAGGGAAACTTTTTGCCGCCGTATTCCCTTTTGTCTCTTTCAGTAATCCTTTCTGTTTCTATCTCCTTGAGAATCTTTAATATATTTTCTTCCTCTAACTCGATGATTGATTTTATAAGATTATTTTTACATTCATCGCATAAATTTGTTAAAAGGTTGTAAGGCCCATCAGGTCTACCTACAAACCATTTAGCCTGGTTAAAACAAGAAAAGGTATCGCAATGTGTTTGCATACCTCCATTAGAGAATAACTGCGTTACATCGTTACGCATAATATACCTCCTTAATATCCTCTTACGGCATCAAATGGCCTTCTTTGATGATTCACTCTCTTTTGTACCGGTTTTGCCGATTGTTTGAAGGCTATAATCAGAGCGTTAAGCAACATAGGATCGTTTTGTTTTTGCATGTACCAAAACGGCGCAGGAGCATAATTTTTAGGAGGCGTACCGAAGGGCAAAATCGGGCCAGTATATATATTGGGTTGCAGAGGATAATTAACAGCAGGCTTGCGTGACTTCATATTTAACATTTCCATCACCCCTTAAAGTAATCTTGCCCTTTGCCTAACACTTCTTCGGGCCAACCTATCCTTATGTTCAGCTATAATACTTTTCTTTCTTTCTTCAGGCCTACGACTTCCAGTAGCATGCCATACCTGCAAACCCATACCAACGCTGTCATAAGCGTGATCGTGGGCTGATTCGGCAACTTTTTCCGGGTTATGTTCGTCAACAACAAGCAACGGCAGGCTTTCAATCAACCCATGGCAAGTTCTAAAAATCTGTAATTTTGCCGTCATTTTCCCAGTATTTTCATCTAGATAAGGCTTTAAATACTCATGCAATATAGCCTTTCTATGGATTCTATCGGTTGTTCTATCTCTTGGGGGCTCAATACATCTCCTTACCCCCCCTTCAAAATAATAATCAACTATAGACTTGCCCGTTTCAGGATGGCGACTAAAAGCATCCCTTCCAGTTACAGTAAAAGCAATATCTTCATCCATCTGTTTGCCATCTACCTTCATTTTGCTCATAGCTGTAACTCTCTTGGCTTGCTCAGAATATGGGATTTTAGCTTCTAAATGATCACGTGTGTATTCTCTGTAAACGTAAACATGCCCATCATCGCCTACAGCAAACCAATGCCAGAAGAAGGGATCGGTATAGCCAGGGTCATTAGACCTCCAACGTTTCCACCAGGACGGTATTTCAAAAGGTTCGCATACGTGTATTTCCCTAGAAAACTCAGGAAATGCTGTTCCTTCACCTGCCGAAAACGCTTCTTCAATAGTAGCTGGATATTCTTGTAAATAATTATTGGGTAATACTTTTTTAGTA